TTGATTTCAGTAAGAGAAAGATCCATGACAGAATCTTTTTTCCACATTTCCATGAGAGATTCAATGTTAAGCATAATAAAAAACTCCGATTAATATCGGTAATTATACAACAAGTCGTTAGACTTTTACAATATCAAAGTAAGCGAATCTGAAAGTTGCGTCAGCAGTAAGTGTATTTTCTGGTGAATCTGTGGAATTAAATATTACAGAAGAAAGAGAAATAGGAAAACAATCATACAGTCTTAGATTATAATTTAAATTTAAACTAGATGTTAAAATATTTATCGTAGCATCTGAAAATTGTGGAAATTTTTCATTTGACTTAGCAAATCTGTTTAAATTGGGTAAATTTCTATATTCAGAAAAATCTGTAGGAAAAGTCATTCCTCGCATCCAATCATGTATTTCTAGCCAAGTTTGTAGATCTTCATCTACTATAAAAGAAAAGTTCAAAGCATCATAGATTAATTTTTCACCTGGAGAATATAAATCAATAAATGGCGTATTTCTTGGAATTTCTCCAATGGAGATTCCAGGAAGAGTGACGGATTGGCAAAAATAATTAAGATTAGGCAATCTTGAAAAATTTATAGAAAATTTATTACCAACTAATGGATTGGTATTTCTAGGATTTCTCGTAATTGCTGACATATACTTATTTATACGACATAAAAAAAGGGGTGGCATTGCGCCACCCCTTAAAGACAACGATCTTATCGTTATTATAGATTACATTAAGTTTGCAACCTTGAATGCACGATAGTATTCGTTTGATTGGGCTGTAAGCTGACCAAAATACTGATTTGTTCCACCAGCATATGGATTGGCAACTAGACCATAACGAGTCTTGAAGCCGATCTTTGGTTGGAATGTATTTGTATCAACTGCACGAACCATCTGTAATGGAACATATGGGCAATAGAAAATACCAGCATCATAAGCATTTGTGCCCTTATATCCGACAACTGCAAACTCTTGTGTTGCGGCTGTTGGTGCATATGGATCAATATAAACCTTAATGCGACCAAAAAGCGTTCCAGCAAAAGTATTACCAGTGTCATCAACTGTTAGGTTGACATTATCCTTTAGAGCGGAGGCATAGTCAAGAATGCCAGCCATTGCTAAAGCAGAGGCTACGTCTGAAGAGGTAATAAGGATGTTGCCTTTTCCTCTACGAGTATTCTTGGCAATTTGGTTAGCTTCGCGTTCAATTTGGAATGCAAGACCTTTAACCTTTTCAACCATCCAACGTCCATTTGAATCAACGTCAAGGTCAAAAGCGCCCCTGGTGGTTGTTCCAGTTTGGCAACCAATCTTAGAAACGCCATAAATTGTACGAACAACTTCACGATTAATTTCAGCAAGAATTTCTGCTGAAAGAATGTTAGAAAGTTCGGTTTCGGCATCTAATCCATGAACTGCCTTAAGATCTTGTGCAAGTTCCATTGTGTATTCGGCTTTTAATGCGCGAGTTCTAGCTGTAACAGTGACCTTTTCAATTGAGAAAGCCATCTGTTGGAAAGCTGGAGAATCTCCAAGACCTTCAGCGGTAGCTGTTGTCATTGCTGAACATGCAGCAGCGTTTGAGCTAAACACGTTATCTAGTGATGTTGAACCAGAAACGCCAAGGGCGGTTTGTGGACCAACTATACCACCAAAACCAGTATTTGCTTCATTGAAGAAGGCTTCAGTTCCACCACCACCACTGGCAACGTTTGCGCCTGTGTAGCTTGAACGCATTGCAAAAATAAGCCCTGTAGGACCTGTCATTGGCTGAACGCCGCAGATATCATAAGCAATAAGATTTGGCAATGAACGGCGAACCAAGCTGATTAGGATTGGATCAAAACCTGCACCAGGACCTGCGACTGCTGAAGATCCTGTAAAACCACCGGTTGTGCCAATAGCATTAGCATGAACTTCGTTAAGCATTCTAGCTTCTTCCATAAATGCACGTTCTTGATTTTCAAGAATCATTGCAGTTACGGCTTTACGATATGGATCTTTAATAACTGGAAGATCTGGGTGCTCTAGAATAGGAGCCCATTTCTTCTGAATGTCTTCTGATAGATACATTTAATCTCTCCTCTTTTTAAAATTTATCTTGGTAATGTTCTAGAAATTGTTTTGGCATAAACAGCCATTCTTGGATCAGATATTTTAACTTGATTTGTTAATTCTGGATCCTCAACTGATTCATGCAACAAAGATTCATCCGCACGTTTTACACCAGAAGGAAAATAATTTTCCTTTATTGCTTCAAGTTTTTCTGTGAATTCTTCCTCTGTGGTGAATTCAACACTCTCTGCGAGTGACTTGAGTTTTTCAATTTGTGTCTGGGTAAGACCTTCTGTTACGGTATGAAAGGCTTCGATTTTTTTTGATTCATTGAGTTCTTTTACAAGTTCAATGGATACATCGATTTGTTCGTTAAGTTGAGTTTGAAGCTGTTCAACTTTTGAAGAAAGTTCTTCAACCAAGTCAACCTTTTCGTCTGGAATATCAATATAATTCTCAACAAAAAGATTGCGTAGACCGACGATGAAATCTTCGGTTAGCTCGGTGCGAAGACCTTTTTCAATTGCTAGTGAATTTTCTTGCATCCACTCTTCAACAACATAATTTAGATAGTCATTGACTCTTTCTGTGATTGCAGTGGTAACTTCAGCAATAGCTTCTTCTAAACTTTGATTATATTGAGCTTCGAGAGTTTCTTGAATTTGTGAAACGCGATCATGAACACGAGCTTCAAAGATGGTTGAGACTTTTGTTCTGAAGTCTTCAGAAATGCTTTCACCTTCAAAAATGGCGTCAACATCTTCTTTCATATTCTTTTTATCTTCTTTTTCATCTTCTTTCTCATCTTCTTTTTCATCTTCCATTTCTTCTTCGTTCTCATCCTCATCATCTTTTTCTTTTGCTTCTTTTAGCTTTTCTGCTGACATTGCGCCTACGCGAGGAGCAGCACCGGGAGCAGCAGCCTTTTTGATATTTTTTGTGGCATCTGGATTTGATGCTTGACGAACTGATGGAGTATCACCACCAAGATCTTCTACATCAGCATCAGAATTATGCATTGATTCGGCTGGTGCAGAAGATTTGCTCTTTGATAGAATCTCTGCGGCAGCTTCAAGTAAATTACTTTTCATATGAAAGTTCTCCTAACTTTGTTATTTTATTTATAAAATTAAAGTTTTCGTAAAAAATTCTCAAAGAGCTTAAGCGCAACGGACTCTATATCCTTTCTTGAAGCCTTTTGAATTTGTTTTTTGGCAGATTCAATATGTTGTTCCATATATACGCCATTAACAAACACCCATTCTTTGCCTTCACAAATACCATTTACAAAAGCGTCTGGTGCTGAAGGGTCTGCTACAATATCAGCAGCAGTTGCCAGATGAAAATCGTCTTGTACTAAATTGACACCATTTGGACCTGGGCGAATAGTTCCCATTCCGCGTGAAGAAACTCCTAAACGAGCGCCCTCATCAATTAAATTTTTAACAATTTTTCCATATGGTGTTTCTGTCATTATCTTTGCAGTACCATAAAAATTGTTTCCATCAGGTTCTAATGATTTAATCATGTGTGAAACACGATCAAGATTTATGGTTGGGCTATCTGGATGACCAAGTTCTCCAAATGCTCTATTTTGATTTATATAATGTTCACGATAACGATTCACTTCATTTGTAAGAATGTCTTTTGAATACATTCTTTTATTTCTATTAGCTATTTCAGCTTGTAGAAATGGACCTTTGATGAAATAATTTTTTGATTTATCTTCACGCTGTTCAGTGACATACTGAATGTCTTCTATGACTTCTTTAATAAGTTTCATTTTACTGTCCAGGGTCTGGTGAATATGTTGCGTCTTTAGTTAATTCTAAAACTAGTGAACCGTTTGTAGTTCCGACTAAATCTATACCTAAATTTCCTGTTGCTGTATTTGCTACAGACATTCCAGCTTCATTTAAATTCCAAAAACCTGAGCCGCCTAATTCCAAAATGCTATTTGAATTTCTAGAAATTTTCCAGTATCCTGTATTTGCCGTTGACCAAAAGACTCTAGCGATTGTTGCTGATGTAACAGTTTCCTCTGATAATGCACCAGATGTTGAAACTATGGTATTTGCAGCAACATTTGCAAGATTAATGACGAGACCGGAAGTCGCTCCATTAACTCTTATCATTACTCTACTTTTTGGACCTTTTACAATTTCGTGTGGCATTTTTTATTCCTTATCTAACTCCCATAGCTCTTAATTTGCGTATGGAGCGTTTGCGCTTTTGAATAGCTCTTGACATTTTGGCTCTTCTTTTTACCGCGGCTCTTTTTTGAACTCGCTTCATTTTCATTCTTTGCATGGCGGTTATTCTTTTTAACTTACCGCCTTTTAGAGTAAATCCTTTTACTGCGGATTTTTTAACTCTTCTCTGTACTTTTCCACCTCTAATTCGAACACGAATTAGTTTTACTCTACCCTGACGAACTATATTTGCTTCATTTATTTCTTCGTCAGTTTCTTCTATAAAATTTTCTGCGACAATTTTTTTAAGCGCAAAAAGTTTTTTTTCAAACATTTCATTCATTCTAGCAAAGATTTCTTCCTTTGCTTTTATATAATTCCTATTTAGTATGTTTTCTATATTCATTTTTTTGCTTTTGAAAATGCGTAATCTGCAACTTTCATAAAACCATGTTTATCTTTATTCAATAGTTGATCTAATTTTGTTTTGTTTTGTGGATCAACTGCGTCATATACCATAAGTATAGCTTTCGCCGAATACATGTCGACCTTCATTTTTTTACCATCTTTAAATTGAACAACATTAGCTGATTTTCCTTTTATAATTTGTCTGAGTGTTTTAATCACTCCACCTTCTATTGGACCAGCAGCTTCAGTTTCTTCTGTGACAGACGACATACTTAAATCAGACATTGGAAGAGCAAAAGAACGATTCAATTT